TATTTTTCTAAATTGTTTCATGGTGTTGTCAACTCTTTCAATAAGACCATCTTTCATTCTTAATGTATAACAGTCGCCAGTGTCTAAATCACAAACTTGTTTAGTTCCGTCACCATTATCTTTCTCTGAAACTCTTGTGTTTTTACCCAAGTAGTTATCTAATAATATTTTTGTGTTCATATTTTATTTTATTTATAAATATCAACTAATTGTGAAAGTTTGGACTTCTTGGTATTTATTCCACGCAAGTTCAAATTCTTGTCTCAAAGTAAGTTTATCTTGTTCGGACATTGTAGTATAAACATTCTCAGGTTGGTTTATTGGGAAATTAAGAACATATTGTTTAGCATAAGCGGTTGCTCGATCTTGTGGGTTGGCTAAATCTAAATTATTTGTTGTTGCATTAGCAGCTATCAAATTAGGTATTTGTGAAGTTTTACTTATAACAAATTTGATGAAGTCTTTAGTTGACGTAAAACTAGCAACTGGTAAATTAAATTTAGCCCCTCGAGAAACACAAAAATAACTTTTGTTTATATAGTTTGTGAAAGAGTCCCCGTATATCTCTTGTAAGTTTATTGTGCTATAGTTATTTTCATAACCTGAAATTCCAGTTCCATTTCCAGAGTCAACATAAATAAACGAGAAGATTATTGATGTTATAATTGGTGTGGTTTGACCTGTTTCACTATAACCTTGAGATATTAACTCTTGTTTAATCTCCTCAAACAATTGTTTAGTTGTCAAAGATGTTTGTCTTGGAGTATCGACAGGTGTGTATCTGAAATATCTAGCATTAATATTTTCTTGACAATCTTGATTTTTGGTTAAAGTTTCTTGGGATTTTATGTTCGCCAAAACATTGTCTTGTTGTGATTTTACATTTTCTGATTTTTCTCTGTTTTGTTTTTCAACTTGTCGATATTTTTCTTCTATTGTTGATAATATTTTAATATTTAATGATTGTAAAAAATTATCAATTTTTGGTAAACTATAAAAAGGTTGTCTTGTTCCTTCAAAAGTTGTTGAAAATTCTCCTGGTGATATGTTGTGTTGGACTCCTGTAATCATATAAGGTCCTGAAAACATTGGAACATTTCTTAAATTAAAATACATCATAGGTTGTATCAAGGCGCATCCCATCATTTCAACAGTGCATTTATAACTTCTATTTTTATATAAATTATACAATGAAACCGATTGTGTTGTGGTTCTTCTGTTTCTTTGGACGTTTGCCATTTGATTTAAAACTTCTAATGATTCTGAAGTTGGTTTACCTATATCTTGTCCGAGACTGAAGTTTTTAAATGTTTGTTGATTTTGTCTACCAAAGTCTACGTTAAATCCTACCACTTTATTAGATTTATCCCAATCTGTTTTGTTCGCTTGATTTTCGGTAAGTGGGTTATCACTTGCTCTTCTTAAATCAAAAGCATCATCCCTATATTTGTAATCTACATTTTCTTTCATTTGCAAGTGTTGACTTGGAACACTTGTATAATAACATAAAAATTTTGGTGAACTTTCTCTGTAGTCAACATTCAAATAAGTTCCAAATAAAGTATTGGCAAAATCTAAAGTTCCTTCAGTTCTTGGTGTTGGATTTTTTTGAACATCTTGAACGTTATAAAAATTAACAAATGCTGGTAACATGAAGTGTTGGAAATTATTTTGAACCAATATTGTAGTAATCATATCTAACAAAGTCGCCTTATAATTTCCATTCTCAACAAGGTCTTGAACTTCAAATATATCAACTAAAATTTTATCTCCAAGATCTCTACTCGCTCTATCTACCAACATCACGTCTTCAAATAATGTTTTGTTTTGAAAATCAAATCCCGCAATCCATGTATCATTCAAACTTTTAAATGTATCCCAAAGTTCTGTTCTTGTTTGTTCGGTATAACCAGCCTCCAAAGGGGCTCTTGTGTCACCTTCATCAGCATTAATAATAACATTTGGTAATTGTCTTCTGACATAAGGTAACATTGTATTTATTACATTATTTATATAATTGTCAGATTGTATAAAATAATCATCCATCAAAGAATAAAACTTAGTTAGATTTAAATTATTATCTTTTAATTTTTCAGATGCATATATTTTTATAATCGGTGCAAAGTCTTTAACATTTTTTTCATTAAACTGAACATTCATGTCAATAAAAAAGTCCGTTATATATGATCCACTATTTTTGTATTCTAATTGTGGAATTGAAGATTTACCAACATAATATTCCAAAGCTTCCCATGTTTTAGGGTTTTGTTGTTTTGATTGTTGTAGCGTAACTTGTGGTGGTAAATTTCCAAAGTTATATGGTGAATATATTATTGGGTCTTGTATAAATCTTGTAGAAAATGTCAAAAATAATCTTCTATCAAAATTAGATGGATTTCCATATTTAAAAGCCACGTCATAGTTCATAAATGAACTTAATAACTTTTGGAATGTTTGATTTTGGCTTTCTATAATACTTGATAATTTTGTTTCTGGTGAACTCCCCACAGGAACTGTTACCTTTAAAAGTTCTCTCATAAAGTAATGAAAGTTTTTAAACCCTTTGTCAGATTCCAAACTTATTGTTCCGTCAGGATTACTTTCATTTTTTGTTGTCTCTAATTCGTATGTCTTATTTTCAGGTAATGTATCAACATAGTCGTAAACAGATCTACTGTAATTTAAAAACTCCGATTCAAAATAATCTAAAATTTTAGTATCGAATGTTGTGAACAATTCTTCAAAATCAGTATAGTCAGTATTTTTTCCTGTAATTAAAAAGTTTTGTTGGTCTTTTTGATCATTAATTATTTTTTTCAAATAAGTTTTAGGATTGTTTTTGACAACTTTTGTATTGTCAAACCAACCATATTGTGGTAAATTCCAAAATAATCTAACACTTCCATTAAACATTGCAGGATTATTTGAAAGTTCAACTTTCATATTACCATTTTTAAATGCTTCAAACTTAGCCTGATTTAAATTCGCACCGAAAGATGGAACAACAAAATAAGTATTCGCGTCCGTTATTTGTCTCAATACAACAGACCACGGACTAACCCTCATCGATCTTTGAGAGTTGTTAGGATCAAAACCAGGTGTTTCAAATATTGTTGAATTGGTAGTATTCATTAAAACCAATTTACCATTATTAATCAAGTTTTGAATTTGTTGTGATCCGATTCCTTGAACAAATGCTCCTTGAACAACAAATGGTGATGATGTTGGTGGTTGTATATTTGTGATATTATATAACCCAACACCTCCTGTTGTTCCTGATATTTGAGATGCTATTTTTATATTACCATTCAAATTTGGCCCATTAAGTATTGTTCCTCCTGAAATTACGTTTGAACCTATTGCAACAATTTGTAGTGGTGGATTTAATACCGTATAATTAAATGTTTCTGCAGATATTTTACTTACTTCATAAATTGATGTAGTTCCCGTTGACGCGCTATAAACACTTTGAATTGTAATTGCCGAAACAGAAGAACTACCACTTAAAATTTGACCCACTTGATTTGGGTATTGTGTGGTATTAGTAATGTCTGCAAACGATCCCAAGACAAAATTAAGATTACTAAACGCAGCATTAAAGTTTAGTGGTGTTGTATAATAACCTGTTCCTCCCGTTGTTCCACTTACTTGTGAAACTAATTGTATTGTTGCGTTAAGTTGTGGAACAAAAATAGTGTGTGGTGTTGTTATGTAATTCTTTGAAATAGAATTGATTGTAATACCTGTCCCTGTTGTAGAACAAGTTCCCGTAACTTCATACGTATTACATGTCCCGGTAATTTGTTGACTAACACACGTTCCACTAACTTGTGTCTGACCACTAAATATTTTTAACCCTTGAATGAATACACTAAAGTCATCAACTAATTGTGGATAAAATCCTGTATTAATATCTGTAAAAGACGGTGTTCCGCTTGTTGTGTCTAAAACTAAATCTCTTTGTGTTCCATCAATAACTAAATTATAGTTCAATGTGGTTGCCGAGTTAACAGGATCCCAATTTTCTTTATAATTAAAGTCAGTCCAAACCTCATCTAAAATGTCTTGTCCCGTTTCTTTGTATATTTTATAACGATGCCAAATTGATCCATATTTTAAAATCCAAGCATATGGTAATTTATGAACCGCACCAAACTTTTTAAAAGTGGATAAAATATAATTTAAATCCGTAGTTGAATTTCCATTTTTGGAAACATATTTTTCTCTTAATGTTGCCAATGGTAAACTATTCAAAAACAAATATGCCGCTAACTTATATGGGTATTGGTCTCTTTGTTCGTATCTAAAGTTAAATACCCCTTTTTGTATTGCATTTATAAAATATGGTGTATTCAACATTGATGTTGATTGCATGTCAGTTAGATAGTTCGAATAATTATCGTATTCTAAATTACCTTCTGTTATTAGTTGATCTGTTAGTTTTCTATTTTCATAAAAGTTTTTCAGATCATTCGTATCCAATGTGACGTTTAAATTTTCATAATTAAAATATGTTACAGGCCTTTTGGTTGTTGTTGTATCATCTATATCAAAATTTGTAATTGTTTTGTGAATATCATTATATTCTAAAACTAATTTGGTATCAAACGCTTCATTAGCATTATTTAAACTTTTTCCGTTTGCCAAATTATTTTGATCCCAATTTAGATTGATAATTGGGTATGTGTCACCAAAAACATATTCATTATTAGTCGATGTTTGTGTTATATAGTTTTCTAAGTTTGTAAGATCTTTAGCGTTAACCAAAGAGACACTAGGTTGTGATTTAGTAGAACTAAAAATATCTCCGTTATATAATACAGCAGAATTATCGACATCGTTTTTAATATATGATGTAACAAATTCACCTCTTATAAAAGATTGCCAACTTTCACCTTGACCTTCATTAGATATATGTCTTAAAAATGGTAAGTAATTTGTTCCATCTAAAAGATATTCTTTTATCGTTTTTGATAAATACGGATTATCTGTTCCTAAACTTTTTAATATGTTTGTTCCTTCATTGTCCGCTTCAACTTCATACATAGCCGAGTTATAACCAGATTGTCTATTGAAAAGGCTATAATACGAGTTTAATATTAATCTTTCATAAATTTCAAAAAAGTATTTCGATTCTTCTTTGTTTTGAAACACGTCATTTGAAACAGGAAAATCAATCGCGTTTAATGAAATTCTTTGTGGTTGTTGATCTGATTCATCAAATTCAGCACCTCGTTTGTTGGCATCATTTTGTCTTTGTGTAAACCCTTTTATGAATTGTTCAACAAATTCTACTTCAGGCCATATTTCAGTATTGTATGATCTGTAGATTCCGGCAACATTTTGAGCACCCGGATATATTGTTTCAAATTTTTCTTTACCGTCTTCACCCGTAGATTCTTTTATAATCTGTGGCCATGGATATATTGGTTCATTATTTTGTGTTGATGTTGTTAAATCAACACTTGGTGCGGTTGATGCATTCCCAAAAATCGCAGCTCGTCTAAATGGATTTTCTCTTTGATCCCAAGCTTTTTTATGAACCTCATCCATCAATCTTAAAAATGCTTCACCCTGACAATAAAATATTGCTAAAATATTTCTAATAGATGGTGTAAATCCTAATCCTTTGTCACCTTTCTGACTAAATTTAACTGCCAAATTTTCTGTTATCTGTTGTTCTACTTGTGTTCGAAGTTTGGATGCGTCTTTTCCAATTTGATCCGTAACACTCATGAATGAATTTTTTCCTTCAAAGAAATAATACGATTCACCAGTTGGGTTAAATGTTTTTATAAAATTATTTGTAAAGGTAATAAAGGCCAAGTCAGTTTTTGTAAGTGCAGATGGTGGTGTGTTAAATGGTGACAATTCACCTTTTGGTGCCGTTTCTGATGCTGCAAATGTTTTTTTAGTATCAATATCATTTAATGTTATACCAGATACCTGACAAGTTGCCAAATTAATATTAACCGGTATTTGTGTTTTGATTGTTTTGTTACCTACAGTATAACTTCCATTTATTCCATAGATACCATTTTGATTTAACTTAGTGTTATAATTTTTTATAATACCATCTAACTCAGTGCTTAGATCTTGTTTTTTTTGTGGTTCATTTAATGTTTTTTTAAAACCATAAACATTTTGACCACTTTTTAAAACTATAGGATTTTTTATATCCAAATACTTATTAAACCATGAGTTACTTCCTGTAAACACATTTTTTTGGTAATCCAACAAGTTGTTTGTATATTCTGTCATAGTTGTCAAAGCCCCTAAATTTTCTTTGGCATAACTGTCTAAGACATCTTTAATAAAAACTTGTAATCTATACTTTAATTGATTCAATGTTATTTCGGGAAAATCATCAGCAATTAATCCTTTTGATTTATATATCGAATAAATTTCTTTCATTTTTTGATAACCCTTACTAACAATAGTCGGACTTTGTAATACGTTTTCGTTTGTATTGGTTCCTTGTTCTGTTGATGCTGTTGTTTGAGATACAACATTGTTATACATATGTGGAACTGCCATAAGGTTTGCAAAATTAACATATGAAAGAAGAGTATATTTATACCCTAAAAATTTTAAATCTATTGTAAAATTACCTGTTGATGGTTCAAATCTCGAATTGAAATTTTGAAGCATAATTGGTAATTTAACCGCCTTTCCATAATAACCTTTGAGAGTTAATGTAAATTGTGGATATGGTAGTTGAAAAAATGCCGCATATGGTGAATTATTTCCCGCTTCAAACAAAGCCCTCCCTTTAACATCTTCAAGTGTTATGGTTATTTCAGGAACAAATGTTGTATTGTAACTTACACGGATATATTTAATACCCAATAAACCATTATCAACCGCACCAGGATTTCCATTTGATAATATGTTTTGTGTTAAATAATAATCATCAGGTAAGTTGGGATTTTTAACCGCAGTTAATTTAGGTTGATTTACACCTTTACCTGTTAACGTGTCTTTCCCTGTTAATTCATCAGTCCATTTTGTGTCTAAAAACTGTTTGTTTCCAGGATTTAAAAAATTAATTTTTCCAACCGAGATTGTTCTTTGGGAGTCGTTCATTGCTGAACCAACAGCTAATTTGGTTCTAGGTAAAACATTACATTCCAAATTGGCATACATTACCAAGTCTTCTTGTTTGACCGTTCTTTCTTTAACATTTCCTTGTTCGTCTACAACGTTGTTTGGATCTATTAAAGTAATGTTATCATAATCAAATTCTACAAGTATATTTTCTTGGTTACCTACCATAATAAAAGAAGTAATTTTCGTAAGAGTTTTTATAGTCTTGTAATGAAGCTATTAAAGGAAATGGAATAGTCAATACTGCACCATCAGGTATTGAAAATTCGCTACCTGAATATTGTGGATTTGCAACCTGTATTAACCAACCAAAGTATGGTGTTCCATAAAATTGTTGTGATATTTTATCAAGTCTTGATTGGGCAACTTTATAAATATAATTTTTATCTGTTGTCTTAGATGGTAATTGAATATACGGAACAACGGTCTGTTGTCCATTTAATAAAAAATCGGTATATCTATTCCAATATTGTTGTGCCATTTTAATTGAGTGTTACTTTTCCATTAAAAGTGTCTTTATCACTATTAAGGTTTATATTTGAATATAAGTCTTTAATTCTTTTAGTTTTTGTTTGAACGTCTTGCGTAACGTTTGTCGTATAGTTACATTTTTTAATTGTATTATCGGGTAACTTCCAAGTAGTTGCACTAACATATCTTTGATCACCAACAACTTTATCAAAATAATTTTGTTTAGTTAAATCTTGAAAATTAACACATTCCACTTTAAAAGTTTCACAAGATTTTTTTATACCTTCTACGACTATTGGGTTTGTTTTAATTTCAGGTCCTTCAGTTAAAAAGTTTTGTAGTTTTGTAAAACTATCTGGATTTAAAAACTCTGGAGTCATATAAATACCAAATCTATTATATGGACATTTAACCCAATAATCATTACCTCCATCAATGATTTGAAAAGAACAATTATTTTGGTCACTAATTACTGACTCAGATTTGTTATAAAAATCTTTAGTTATGTTAAATTCTAATAGTAATGAATTATAACTATCAATAATGTTTTTTAAACTTTCTGTATATACACTATATATCGAACCAGAATTAGTTGTGATATTAAAAAAAGAATCTCCACTTAAATCATATAGTTTAGGTTCATTACTTTGTAATAATTCTCCATCAAGTTTAGAAGCTACCACATCTAATTGTCTAAAAATATAATTTAACTCATCTTCAATTTTTACAATGTTTGACATGTTGTTATTAATAGTGTCTAACATTTTTGTCTGTTGATTATTGACTAAAGTTTGTAATCTTTCCTGAAATTCTCTTTTTTGTTTTCCCGTAATTGAACTTTTAACATCTCCGGGTAAACCGTCATAGATTGGATCTTTTTCTTCTGTTATATCTTTGTTTATCCTACCTTTAAGTGTTTCAACTAATTCTTGATATGCATTACTTTTACCAAATAATTCTAAATCTTTCTTTTCATTCGTATATTCACTTATTTTACCTTTTACATAACTTCTATCTTTAATACCCAACTGAACGGCACCATAAGAATAGTTGTCATTTAATTTTTGAAGTGCTTCAAAGTAAGTTTTAAAATACTCTTGTGTTTTAGATTGAAGGGAATCGTAAATTCCGGTATAATCTATTTCAGTATCACTTAGTATTTGACCCACTGTAGATCCTCCCTTTTTTGGTTGAACGCTATTAATTTGAGCTTGTTGTTGTTGACTAACAGGTGGAACTCCACCATTTATTTGTTCTATAACATATTTGTCATTTTTTTCTGTGCTTTCAATATCTGTTGCGGTTGCCCTTTCGTCATATATTTCAGTGTTTGCATAATAGTTAAAAGAAAGTGCCGTTTGTATTTCATCAACAGGACCTTTTAATCCCATACCACCAATTATATTAAAACCAATACTAACGTCTACCATCATTGGTTGTAATCCAATACCTTCTGGATTAATATCAAATATTGGTGTTTTGTTACTCAATGTAATTGTTGTTGGAACTACTTTACAATGATAAAAGTCACCAACTCTAATTACAAGTATTGGTGGTGCGCCAAATGAAGTGTTTAGAGCATCATTGTATTTTGGTCTTCCATCAGGACCTATAACAGGAATAGTTTGACCAGGTCTTGAGCATTGATTTAAGAATGTAAGTCTACTATTCAATCCTTCAGGTGTCATGGAGTGAAATGCCGGACTAAAATATTTTATCTGTTCTTTGATGCCGTCATACATCATAGGATCTGTCTGTTTTATCACTTCAAAATAGTCACATTCTGAAAATAAATTTCTTAAAATCTTTTTAGAAATACCCTCTTTTAACTTTTGTTCAACAGTAATTTTAGGTTCCGGTTTAATACTTTGAGTAATTGCTGTCAAAGGATTTTGGGGGTTATTAGTCGTAGTAGTTGTAGTGTTTTCTATTTTTGGTTCTGGTGGTGGAATAACGGCCGTAATTTTTTGAATTGCAACTCTTCTACAAGCCATAGCTGGTATACTATACCATTGAGCCTCATTAGGAAAAGTTTGATCGGGTATTTTAGTTCCATTTTGAGTTACAGCAAATGAATCAACATTACAATTGATACTTGAAGATAAAACATCACCACCTTGTGCGTTTGATACACTTATATCGTTTGTTTCAGGAGTTCCTGATGCAATTGCCTTTGTTTGTGGAATTACAGTAACTTCACCCTGTGGTGATAAAATCATTTTGAATTTTTCACCATATTCCGATATTTTTTTTCCGTTTGATAAAGTAACATTTAAAAACCATTTTCTAACAGAATCATTTCTTCTTTCAGATAACTTTTTATTATAAGATTCTTCTTGTGGTGCCGATGCGGACCCTATCATTTCCATAGTTATACTACCGTTGTTTTTTACTAAAACATCATCAATTTGTTTAATTAATTCAGTTTGAACCGTATTAAAATTTCCTTCAACAACTTGTGTGAAGAAATTAGGAATACCCGTAGATTCAAATATCTTGCCATCCGAGTTTACGTATTTTGGCGCCTTTTGATTATACACCGTTTTCAATCCAATATATTGATTATAGTATACATCAAAGTTTGACGCTGAAGTTCCTCCTTCTTTATTTTCACCAGGTTTTGTTCCGTTAGGTCCTCCAGGAACGTCATTTTCAAAATAGAATCCTAAACCTTCGTATTGAGACCAATTAAAATCAGGCGGTGGATTTTCCGCAGTTTGAGTTCCTGCAGCAGTTGAATTTGGTAATTGGTCAGCAGCGGGAGTTTGACCTTGAGTGGTTACTGTTTGATCTGCCGGTATACTTTCTAATACCTGAAGTTGTTCTTCTTCTGTTAATCTTGGATTGTTTAAAATCTCTTGATATGTGTATAAATCTTTTGTTGGTATAGTATTAAACTTCGCAGCCAATTCATATAAGTCATATTTTACACAACCAGCGTAAAATGAATCGACAACACTTTGAATTCTTTCTTTTTGAACCCCTTGTAGTTGTTTTTCTATTATTGTGTTCATCGCGGAAGGGTGGTCAACAATAATTGTAAAACCTATTGTTCCTGATCTTGATGAATTTTTATAAGTATATATTGGTTCAGGTCTTCCTAAAAATTCGGTTGGGGTAAAACTAACAGATGGACTATCAGTATAAGTTAAATTATAAGGTGGAAACCACATAATTCTACCACCGTTTGGTCCTTTTTCACAAACAGGTAATTCATCATAAGTGAATCCTGGTCTGTCAGATGTTCTCCATGCCAAATTTTCAATCGACAACATATATTTTTTCACTCGACCATCAACAATATTTGTGGATCCAGGATTTCTAATTGGAGCGATATTCAAATTATATGTATTATCAAATACTGAATATTCCATTCTTCTACCTGAAGTTGTAATCCCGTCTGTTTTTTGAAGATCATTATATGTATAATACGGTGTATCTTTTTGGAATACTCTACAATATTCAATTCCGGCTTCTGATCCGTCTGTTTGGTTTACATATGATAATACCCTTGAACCTTTTGTTAATTCTTTATAACCATCATTAAAAACTTTGGAAACTTGATTAATAGCGTTTCCAACATGCTTTAAACGTGCTTGACCTTGAACTAAATCTCCGGAATTTACTAATTGTTGTGTTTGATCTAAAATTGATCCCGGTTTAAAATCAATATCGGTTGATTGATATTGTAGGTAGTCAGCAGATATTTGATTAAAGTCGTCATCTAAAGAACCTGATCCACCACCAGGTGTTGCTTTAAATCCGGCATTAGGTTTGTATTTTGGTGATGTCCATACAAGTTGTCCTGATGTTCCTCCACCATCTGAATAAGATTTTCCCGCTAAACCAAATTTTATTTGTTCAATATTACCTTCATACAACACACCCAACTCTTGTGGGCCATAAACTATGGTTGCTTGTTGTTCTCCAAAATCATTAACAGGAACCTGATTTGGTGGAGAATCAATTAAACTTGGTTCAGCATTAGGACTACCAACATAGTAAGTTCCTGATGCTGGCGAATCTTGATCAACGATTGCGTTTGCAATTGCAGACAATCCTTGAACTAAACCTATATTATATGATGGTCTATATTGGTTGTAATTTAAAGTTGCAAATAATACAGATCTCGTTCCATTACCTGTGTTTGCAACAAATATTTCGGATGGGTTTCTAGTTTTATTTAAAATTGGTGATAATAAACCACCTGTTAAATTATTAATTGTATTAACCGCATTACTAGTTTGTTGTGGATTTGTATATGGTGTATTTTCATCAAAGTAATCGCCAGGAATAAAAGACACAGGAAAATAAGTTCCTGTTAATCTATTTGCTAACGCTACAGCGGCTAAAGCCGGATTTTCAGGAACAGTAATTCTCCAATCTCTAATAAAGAAAGGTTGTTGACCTGTTGCTAAAAGAGATGCCGAAAAAGGATCTGTGATTGTATCTAAATTAATCGATCCAACAGTTGCCTGATTTATTTCTTGAGCAATCCTTTCGTTGAAGGCAAATTTTAATTGTGTCGCACCAATTTGAGCTAAATAACTATCTTGTGATAATAAACCATTTGATCCATTTGGGTCGTCTTGGAATACAATATTAAATGTTGGGTATGATGAAAAATTAAAATACCCTGGATCCCAATACGGTTGATATATTCCTTGAACTGATGATAAGTCAGTTATAATTACTAAATCTTTAAACCCACCTGCAGGTCCCCATTTATTTGTTACATAAGCAGACTCAATATAAAATTCATTAACAACATCTAAAATTGTTCCACTATTAGGATAATACGGTCCTTGATTTGGGTTTAATACAGGTGTCACATTCACACCTATTGGACCTGTAAATCCACCTTCAGGCCCATATTCGTTTAAAGGATATAAATCATTTGCAAATAGATTTGTGGAAACAAAATTATTCGGTGAGTCAACAACATTATAAACACTTAAATTAGTTTCATAATTTACTGGGTTCTCAGGTGAAGTATATGCACCGGGAACGTTGTATGGTGGTAAATTTCTTACCAACAACTGTTTTCTAAATAATTCCGAATTACCAAACGATAAAAAACTTTCAGACATAGTTTTTTTATTATAAATAGATAATAGTATATTTTTTTAGAAATTGTAATTTACTAAGGTTTCTTTGGTCCTACCTCGGCTGAAGGTAAATTGGCACCACCAAAAATATCTTTGAATGTTTTTAACCAAGTGGGGTCAGTTAATTTTTGATTCCATATAGCGTCCCAATTAGCTTCTGTTAAGTTTTGGGTATTTTCATTTCCTTCAACTTTAAATGTGCTATTAATACTCATATCCACTTTTGATTTAGTTTCTTTCGGTGTTTCATATGCCTTTTTGAAATTTTCTCCAATATTTTTTATAGTTTCTTCAAAATATTTTTGTTGATTGGCCATAACTTTTTCTTCTAAAGCAACCAAGTTTGCACCAAATTCTTCTTTAGCCCTGACTTGTGCCTTATCATCACCTTTTAAACCTGAAACCACATAATCTTCCATTTTTTGTGTTAAAGAACTTACTTCTTCTCTAACCCCATCAGTTATTGTTCTAGACGCATAATCTCTTGAAATAGTTTGTTGAACTCCCATCATGGATTCATATAATCTTTCCATAGGTGCTGATGTGGCTCTTCCGAGTGCTGATGCGGTTCTAACACCATTAATTCCGGCATTAATACCTTTCAACTGATCTAATTGTTCTACCGCCAACTGTTCAACACTTTTTCCTTGTTCTTCTTGTGACGTTTTAAGTTTTTCTATATCTTCAGGTGTTAATTGGTCTACTTGTTTTAAAACAACTTCACCCGTTTTTTGATCTTTTATATTAATTGTTGCAACACCATCTTTAATTTGCGCCATTGATGCGATTAACTCTTTTGTTTCTTTACTATCTGAAGCAAAATCAGGTAATTTAAGTTGGGATAATTTTCTATCAAAGTCTGAAGCCTTGATTGCCATTGCCGCAAACTCATCTTTATCATATCCAAGTTCGGTGGCAATTTCTCTTAACCTTCTTTTTGCACCCGGCATAATTTCCATTTTACCAGTCTCTTCATTGAATTTGGTAAATTGTTTTGATAATTCAACCATTTGGTTTTGAAGTTCTTCAGGATCATTTTGAGCTAAATCCATAGCTCTCAACGGATCTAATAATTGACTTGATGTTACACCAAGTCTTTGGAGCGCTGATGACATTTCGATAGCCCTTTCAGGTGATAAAAGATTTTCCGCTAAATTCATTGTTGTTTGCATAGATGCACCCAATCTTTCAGATTGTATTGCCATTTTTGTAATACCTTCAACTCCGTTACTAAAGTTAAATAAATTTAATTGTTTTAAATTTGATGACACTGCAGTTGCAACCGCAGAAACGGCAACCCCTGCCTTTTTAGCATCATTAACAACTTCTTTCATTTCTTTGCCTACGTCATAGATAGAAACACCAACATTTCTAAAATTTGTAGCCAATTCACCTACACCAACAGTTGTTAGTTTACTAACCGCTGCTAACTCTACCATAGTGGATTTACCTATTGTTCCAGTACTCTTGAGCCCTTTCATAAGTTCTTCGGTATTCTTAGCTGCATCCTCTAACGGTAAACCCATTTTTACCAATTCAGGACCAACATCGGCAACAATTTGTTTAAATTCGGACATCCTTTCCTTACTTAAACCAAAAGCATTTTGAATTAATGTTGCCTGTTCGTCTAAAAATTTAAAGGGTTCAGAATCGTTGAAATTGAATGCTTGTGCCGCCGCTTTACCTACTTCTTTAATAACATCCATAGCCTTAAGTGGATTTATACTCCACTCAGTAACCACATCTTTCGGTAAATAATTACCTATGTCGTTTTGGGTATTTCCAGTATCTGCCATATATTTTCTTATTAACGATAAATAGTTTTATAACTATTTTTCTTGTTTTTCTTCAATATATTTGTTTATAATATATTTTCTAACATAAGTAGGCATATTCATAAACTCAGAATATTGTGTTCTGAATATTCTAGAAAAGTAATAAAATTCGTCTAAGATTGTTTTTTTATAGGGATAAGAAAGGCCGAAAAAATTCAACCCCAAAAGTAATGTCAACCATTACTCTTTCTCCTGACGGGGCTATAACTTCTTTTCTTAAATCTAATTTAGGTTCGTTTTCCATAGAAAAACGACGAATGAATTTTGAGTCAGCAATTGGCATACTTTCAATAAAAGTTTCTATTTCACCCCTATCTGTTTTTCCGTTAACAGATACGATTTGTTTACTTAATCTCATAGTGATAACAGGTGCCGTTAAATTTACAGGATAATTTCTAATGTCTCTTTCTAAATTTACTCTATCACCTAATGTCATCATTTTAATTTCAACTTGTGATTTTGACATTGGTAAAGTTAAATTATAAATACCATTTTCATTAGGTTCTGTATTTATTTTACTATAATTTAATTCATCTAACATTATAGATGTAGAAAAAGTTTTTTCTGTTACAGGGTCTTTAACACCTATAGTATATTCAGGACCAAAAGAAGTATTTCTTAAAAATAAAAGAATCGCCTCAACGTCACCATCTGTTAATTCTTCGGCTTTAATGTCCTTTTCATAGATTTTTCTTTGTAAGAGTGGTAAAACTATTGATTCGTTTAATGAAACTTTTGGGTCAAAATTGGCCAACAAGTTTTCATCTTGAGCGGTTAAATAACCAACTTTAATTGATTTCTTTTTACTTTTGTAAAAAATACCTTTACTAGGTAATTGTATCACATCGTGTGGTAAATTAAAATTTGATTGTTCTAATTCGTAGTTTTCCATAATATTTTTAATTAAAAAATAAAAAAAAACCTCCACTAGTAAATAGTGAAGGTTATTATGATTTTATTATTTAATTTTTAGTAAACCAAAATACATCTATCAACAACTAATGATGTTGAGATTGTTGATAAACCTGCACCTGCGTAAGATAGGGATCCACCATCATAACCACTTAAATAAGCCCCTTGAAGGATCCATTTTTCAATTACCACACCTGTAGGGTCTAACATTTCAAGGTCAACATTTTTTTTGTAACCCGCGGCATAACCCATACGACCTGTTACAGATTCGGCACATAATCTAATCCATTCCATAATTGCTTGAGTTGCGGATGGTCCGATAGGGTCTAAAAATGTAACGGAAATCGCACCCCACTCAAAAGTAGTAGCGACATTTGTATTGGTGTTCAAGAATTTTATTTGAGCATTACTAACTGTTAGTTTAGGTCTTGTAGTTGTTTGAACAAACCATTCGTTAATTCCTAACGAAGAAGGAAATCTTAATATCCACCTATGATTTTGTTTTGGCTCATAGGGTATGGGCATTTTCATTAATAAATCAGCCATGTCTTATTTTTTTTTGTTTTTTATTTTGTTTATTATAAATATATCCTATTTAAAAATTTTTCTATTTACTTTGATCTTTTATAAAATAAATTACTAACTAGACCAGACCAGTTATTCATATGAAGTTTTACCTTGTTTACTAGTATGATATATTTTTAATTCATCT